CCAGATTCTTTACATGTAGTTCCAGGAAAAGGAACATCAGTTACCATTAAGGGTATCCATGCTAAGACAGGCAAGCCAACAGTTGCTGCACGCTATACGATTAAATCATCCTCTGGTGCTCACAAGAGCGCAGTAGGCACTTTCAAGTTACAATAATCCCCTCAACTTTGTAGGGTTATTGCTTGACAATTATTGCAACTTAGGGTATAATAGTAATATGATACTAGGATTTAAAGACTTTTTGACTGAGGGTGCACCGACTGAAGAGGGTGCAAAACTTAAACACATTACTCACGCTGAGGATCGTCCATTGTTCCATGGAGCAGACGGATTCAAACATGCGTATGATGCTTTACATGGTGCTCACTTTCATACCAAACAAGGTATGAACTCCAACAAATTGACAATGAAGTATGATGGTTCGCCATCTTTGGTTTATGGACATCATCCAGAAACTGGTAAATTCTTTGTAGCGTCAAAGTCTGCCTTCAATAAAAATCCAAAGTTAAATTATACACCTGAAGATATAGAAAACAATCATGGACATGCTCCAGGTCTTGTAGAAAAACTAAAAGCTGCATTAGAACATGCACCAAAGATTGCGCCAAAGAAAGGTGTATTCCAAGGTGATGTGATGTTCACTAAACCCGATCTTAAGAAAGAAGGAGATAAAACTTCTTTCACACCAAACACTATCACTTATGGTGCAAAGGGAGATAAGGCTGCATCAATTAACAAATCAAAATTTGGTTTAGTTACTCATACCAAATACGAAGGAACTAGCCTAAGCAACATGCGTGCCACTGGTAATGTTTCTGAAAGTGATTTCGGTTCTCATCCAGACATCTATCACCACACTGCCAGCTATGATGCTGGAGGTGCAAAATACTCTGAACAGTCTCAACAGAAAGTGCTTGGAGAACTATCCAAAGCAAAAACTATTCATGAGACTCATGGTGCCAAGATGTATGACGCAATTCACGCTGAGCACAGTGGTGAGTCTGGTCATCTAGCAACTTACATTAATCAAACAGTTCGTACTGGTGAAACTCCTACCAGCGATGGGTTCAAAGACCATGTATCAGGACAGTTGAAGAAGAAGTTTGATAAGATTAAAACTCCTGCCAAGAAGCAAGAGATTATGAACGATGCTGGTGCTCAGTTGGCACACATTGATAAGAACAAAGAACATTACGACAATCTACTAAAGATGCATGGTCATCTTGCCAATGCCAAGAATGAATTGGTCAATAGTCTTGAATCAAACGAAGGTGGATACGAACATTCTATCGGTGGTGTTGCTTCCAAGCCAGAAGGTTTTGTATACAATCACACTCACAATGGTGTAACAGAGCCAACTAAGTTGGTCAATCGTTCAGAGTTTGCTCGCCAGAATCTGCTGAAGTCTCGTGGTGCTCAGGCAGGTAATACTAATGCTTCTGAGAATCATCATACACTTGCATTTGGTCGTATGAATCCACCAACTGCTGGTCATGAAAAATTAGTTCAACACATGCATGATACTGCCAAGAAATTTGGTGGTGGTCATACTCTAGTTCTATCTGGTTCTCAAGATACTACTCCAGCTGATAAGAAGAAAGGTAAGAATCCTCTTTCTCCTGAACAAAAACTAAAACATGCCAAGAATGCATTTCCTGGAACTAATATAACAGTTGCTGATAAAACTAAACCTACTCTTCTACATCAAGCAGCAGCACTTCATGATCAAGGTGTGACTCATCTACACTTTGCTGGTGGTGAAGATCGCAGACCAATGGCAGAATTGCTTAAGAAGTATAATGGAGTTAAGGGTGCTCATGGTTATTATAACTTCAAAGATATTTCTTTTGAGAATGCTGGTAAACGAGATGAAAACGCTACAGGTGTTGAGGGTGTCTCTGGAACTAAGTTGAGAGGTTTGGCATCTGCAGGTAAGAAAGAAGAATTTCACTCTCACCTATCCAGCCAGATGAAACCTGAACACAAAGATGCATTGTATAACGATCTTAGAAAGGCTATGAAATGAAGAAACTACTTTTAGTTTTAGCAGTAGCACTATCAGGTTGTGCGGTAATCTTTCCTAAGCCACACGATCCAGTTATGTTTAGTCAAGCAATCGATGTCAAAGTAGGACTAAGTAAGATTAGCTGTGAAGACAAGTCCAACTGGCAACCAGTCTTGGATAAAGTAGAAACTCTCAAGGTTTACTCTTTCGAGCGAGGTGATCCTCAATCAGATTCATTCGGAAAGATGGAAGAAGCATTAAAGAAAGCAAAAGATAGTAAGAGCAATACATTCTGCGAAAGCATTGTTAAACTTAATAGAACACGAGTCGATGTTACACTCGATGCATGGAAAGGTAGAAAATGAGTATCCTTAATGATTTAAGAGAACAGGCTGGACTTGGTGGTCCAGCAGCATCATTGGCAAACGAACTTCTAGTGATCCACGAGAACTATGCTCAAGGACAATTAACCTCCGAAGAATACGGATTCCTCCTACAAGAGATCGCTGATATCCGTGCACAACAAGAACTAGCCTCAGACGAGATCGCCTGTCGTTGGATCGTGGCTGCAGCACAGGCTCTATTATCCGCTATGTAAGGATACAAACTCCTAAATAAGTAGGTACTACTTTATAGATGGATCGTATGAAAGATTATAGACAACTAATAAAAGAATTACCCTCGACTACATTGGTCTGCGCTCTTGGAGATTTTGATCCTCCAACTACCGCACATGAGTTGTTGGTTAAAACTGTCAATAGACTGGCGGAGCAAAAGAATACCGACCATGTCATCTACGCATCCACTAAAGATAGTCTAATTCAGGAAGAGAAGAAGGAACAATACCTCAAGTTAATGTTCCCTAAGACTAATTTTAAATCTGTAAATGAGTCTAAGATTATTGATCTCTTAGAAGAACTATCAAAGAAATATAAAAAGATTGTAATCGTTGCTGGAAGCGAACAAGTTGCTGGACTCAAGAAACTTGTTAAAGAAAATGCTCAAATTATTGCAATCAACGAAAAGAATCCTGATGCTAACTATGCTAAAATGAAGCAGTTGGCAGTTAAGGGATTATACGAACAATTTAAGAAGAAGTTGCCGAGCACTATTCGTGAACTTGATGGACGTCGCCTAATGAATGATGTTCGTCATGGTTTAGGATTAGATCCAGTTAAAGAGCAACTTGTTTTGGTTAAAGATAAACTACGTGAAGAATATTTCCGTGGTGAGATTTTTAACGAAGGTGATATCGTTGAATCAAATGGCAAACAATTTACTATTGTTAAGCGTGGTTCAAATCATTTGTTGTTAAAAGAAGAATCTGGCAAACTTGTTTCTAAATGGATTCAAGATGTCAAACCAATGGAAGACAAAGCAATGAACGAAGGTGTTATCCAACCAAATGGTACTGATAAATTAGAACCATCTACATCAGATACTGGTGCAAAGGCAGAACCTAAACCAACAGGTAAGGTTAAAGGATTTATTACATTCTATAACTTTGATACTAAAGATTCTGTAAAAGAACAAACAGATCCTGTTGCCAAAGAAAGAATGAAAGCGCAGTTGACTCTTAAACACGCTAAAGAAAAAGAATCTCTTGCTGCTAAACATACACAAGAAAAAGAAAATCTTCAAACAGAAGAAACACTTGATGAATTATCAACTGATCTATTGGCAAGATATAAGACAGCTTCTGCTGCATCTGCCAAAGCAGCTGATGCCTCTGGAAACTATGCTAAAGGTGATAAACGATTCAAAGGTATCAATAAAGCAACCAACAAACAATTCGATAATGATCTAAAGAAACATAATCAACTTAAAGAAGAACATATCGTTCATGTTGATGATGGTAGTAAATATGGCGAACAACCTCATGACAAAGATGTTGAGCATGTAATGTCTGGTGCTAAAACACATGGTGGTGAATTTGATGGTCACTCTGACAAGGGTGCTTACTTTAAATTCAAATCACATACTGATGCCAGAAACTTTGCAGACCATGTTAAAAGAGCACCACATAAATCTGTTCATGCAGACCTACATGAAGAAACTATTGTTGAAGGTGCATACGAAGATTCTGAAGGTCATTTAGACAAAGCAGATAAAGCACAGAGAAATAAAGATATGTTCTCTCACCATATGCATATGGCAGACCATCATGATTCTCTGTCACAGTGGCACGATTCGAAAGGTCGTTCATCTGCAGCCGAAAGACATGCAATGAAAGCTGCAGACCATGAAGAAATGGCACATGCTATTAAGAACAAGGCTGTTAGCGAAGAAACTGAAATAGAAGAATCTCGTGGACATAAGATTGTTGCGGATTTTTTAAAGAAACGCAATGCTTGGGAAAACCCAAAACCTAAAAAAGACGAATCAGAAAAACAAACACCTAGTCCTGCTCCAGTAAATGCAACTACATTTGATCCATT